TTCGAGAAGTGAGGCGCGGGCAGTACGCAGGTGTACTGGTTGCCTGAGTTTTTGGATCGAACCACCATGATGTCGATTCGATCTTTGTTTGGCATGATGTAGTAGTAATCGGGCAGTCCGCCATCTTTTTTAATTTTTCTAATGGTTGCCATCAGTCGATCCTTTCTGGTCGCGGTTTTGGTTTGATCAACTTTGACACTTTATCTGTTGTGTAGCAACCCATCGAAATGTCATTGCCATACAAGTCAAACAAATAATCGTACATAAAATCGGCGCTTCTGTTTTCCATGGCCCGTGAGCAATGCTTCTCGCTCTCGAACCATACGGCTGTTTCAATGTCATGACCATGCAAGGTATATGCAATGACAAGGGCGGTGAAATATTCAATCACCGCTTAAACCATTTCATGATGTAATCTATTAGTCGTTTGTGGAGCGCGGGCCGTATGACGGTTTCGTCTTTCGTCATAATGCCGAGGACTTGTGCGTCGTCAGCTTCAGCTTTGCCCTGTTCCTTGGGCTCTAGCTTTACGACTTTTGGTTCGACGGCATTTGCTTTTACCCATTTGGATATTTCGGTTTTAGCCCAGTGCTTTTTGCTTTTTAATTTTTCTGGAACATACATTGAATCTACGGGTGGTGGAAAGGTCTTGAGCCGTGAGCGGCGGTAGATGGTTTGTTCAGACAGTCCGGTCATTTCCGCGACTTGTTCAATTTTTAGATATTGCTTTGCCATGTTTAACTCCTTTTATACACCTAAACTTCTTATAGACGGACGACTGGAAGCGCCGTTTGCACGAAGCTCCTTTATATAATCCGCTATAACGTCTTCATATTTATACCAGTCTATCGAATTTTTCATCAATTCAATTAAATCTTCAAGTTCATAACCAAGAGCATTAGCTATTTGTAATTGAACTTCGGGTGAGGGCACTGATCTTCCGTTTTCAACGTGCGAGATCGTCCCCTGATGTAAATTCACAGCTTGGGCTAATTCGGCTTGATTAAAATGTTCTTTTCTACGAATCTCTCTTAACTGCATCCAAATTAATCTACGCAATATTGTTTTAGGAATATTGTTTTCATTAAATTTAGGATTCTTTTTCTTCCATTCTTCTAAGTGTTCCCGATCATGCTTTGAGAGCCAGTCTTTGCGGACGCGCTTTGCGGGCTTTATGGGTGGTAAGTCCGCGACTAATGCGTCGGGGTCATTTCTTTTTATTCGGGTGTTAACGCCTATGTTATGAATCATTTCGGCCAACACTTCTTCGGCTGTACTTTTTTTATTTACTATGTCCTGTATTCTATCAGCAACATAGAATATACAAATACGGTCATCTATCATTTTTTATCCTTTCTTGGTAAATGATAACTTTTCTTTACACCAAAAGCGGGGTGTCCGGCTTCGTAGCCTTCTATCCATTGTCTCCAAACGCCATCAATCATTTGAACATTCTGCCAGTGAGATTCGCCGCGTCGAAAGAACCCGCGTCTAAAATGCAAACCCTGTCGGCCTCCATTTCCCTCTTCGTAGTTTTTGGCATCAACAGCTTTATCGACGTTCCACGAAACCATGTTCCACTGCTCTGCTATAAAGTCGCGAAGAACTTTTTTAGCGCTCTGTTTTTTCATTTGACTAAAGGTTTTTTTACCGCGTCTTACAAAGCGTGGGTTGTTAATAGTTTGTAGATAACCCGCAACTATTCTTAAAGACTGTGGAATACGGTCTAATTTTTGTTGTTCTAAATACTTAGGACTAACACCGAAAATACCTTTTTCGCTATCTACAGTTCCAAGAAGTTTTGGAACAAAGTCGTTTCTACTTTGATCTACGTTACGCGAAATAACAGCGATTGAAAAATTTGTTGTGCTTCCATTATTTAAACGAGGTGTGCAAACAAACATAAATTCGCAAAAAGAACCGTTTAATTCATTAGTGTAAGGATCAAGATCCGGCCAGTTGTTTGCATACAATCCAACCCTCGGCGCGGGTAATATTACTTTGGGACTGGGAGGAACCTTTTCATCTGGATACATTTCGCGCCAGTTGTTTTCAATATAATCGGTTAATTCACCGCAATCAAAAAATTGAAGATCTCTTGCTAGAGTGTTTGCAAAGTCGTGAGTTGTCGCTTGTCTCCTGACGCCATCAATCATTTGAACTTTATTATCAGATATCTCCATTGCAGGAGCCTCTCTTAGGTGCCTCACTGCATCTCGTACAAAGTAAAGCATCTCCCGTCTTGTCGGTTGATTGGCGGCTCGTTTACCACGCCCATGCGCTGTTTTACGTCCATGACCACGCCCACCGTGTGTCAGGAACCCTCCCATAGCAGACACACTCATACGTTCACCAAGACTCATATTCTCATTTGTTTCTACAGCTTTAAAACCACTTTGAGAATTTCTACTACCACCTTTTGACATTCATACCTCCATAGTTGAATAATGGAAGTATATAAGAAAGTATGCGACTAAGTCAATAGCTAATGTATTTGATCATTACCTTCGTGGGTAATTGCACTCTCTGCATTGTACGCGGCATTCGACAAACAGCTTGCGATTATCTCGCTCACGGTCCGTGGGTCGGGAGATATGTCTATAAGATGAGATAACAATTGAGTCATGGCTCCGCCCATAGCAGGGCCCTTCATCATGCCTCTAGCTTCGAACTCGTTGAGTAATTCGATGGTCATGTCGCATGCATCAAAGAAATCGTGATGCGCGGACTCTTCATCTGTTAAGTATGCATTGCCAAGCTTTTTCAAGAGCATCTACCTTCTGTTTGCGTTGCTCTGGGGTCAGACTATCATCTTTTTCTATAATATCCATATAATCATTTACAAATTTTTGCATGATTGCCACTGCTTCTTTATTTTTCATATTTATCTCCTCGAACGAAAGTGCCCCAGTCGGGGGCAACCGAACTGGGGCTTTCAACTACGAAGGTGTCCATGGAGGGGGACACTAAGCGAATAGTACACCATATGTATGCGATATGCAATACTTAATCGCATATATGCTCAATGCCTTCCGCTTTGTCTGCTTCATCGTGTATGGTTAGCAGACAAGGGCCACATTTACGAATCAGTATTTCGTCAGTTCTTTCAACTACTTCCAGTGGAGCCTGACACTTGGGGCAAGTATTCTGCACGAGCCTTCTGTGTATCTCCCCCGCCTCCGTCTGATACTGCATCACTCCTCTTTCTGTCCTTGTGATCCTCAAAAATCATGCGAAGTTGTCCGGATATTGTCCGCCCTTCGTCTTTTGCCATAAATTTTACCTCCTCGTACATGTCTCTGGGTACGAGAATACTTTTCCAACGCGTTGTATCCATAAATCCATCTCCGATTTTATCGGTATTTCTAGGATAATATAAGATAATATGCAAGTTTGCAAGAAAAAACCCCGCCGAAGCGGGGGAGTTGGACCGAGCCACAGGCGTGGACTCTGCCGAGCAGTGTAAAGGATTAGATGTCATTTCGCTTCCCCCCAAGATGGACCGATTTCAATGTCACATTTTGAGGGAACTTTTAATTCAACCGCATTTTCCATTATCTTAGCAACTTTTTTGGCCTCGTCAACCGTTTTCACGGACATGGCAATCTCGTCATGTACTTGGATCATGGGCAGTCGGCCGGTTTTGTATATATCTACCATCGCTTTCTTGGTCATATCAGCGGCACTGGCTTGGATCAGCCGGTTTAGAGCCTTGTAAGTGTACGCTCTCTTCAGTCTGGTTGTTGGGCCGTGAGCATCGGCCGCCTCTTTGTAAGGCAACGCCTTGTGCATTGCGAAACTATCGGGCTCCCACAGATCAAATCTGCACTTTCTACCCAGTAGGGACCGTAAAGAACCGCTTGAAGTACGCGTGTTAAGTTGGTTTGTAACGCCGTTCATCAGTCCTTTTACGAACGGTACACGGCTATGGTATTGTTTTATAATGTCTTTTGCTTCTTCGACAGATATGTCGAGTTGCTCTGACAGTTTATTCACACCCATGCCGTACATCATGCCCAGATTTATGGTCTTGGCTTGCTTACGCGGTATGTTTGCCATCTCTGCCACCATGGTATGGAAGTCCGTGTCTGGGTTTTCGTTGTATTCTTTGACGAACTCATCAGTCCCTTCCAAGGTCGAGCCCCTGTAGATGCTGTATGTCTTTGCAAAATGCACCAAGATCCGTGGTTCCTGTTGCGAGAAGTCAATGGCCGCCCACTGGTCGCCCTCTTCTGGTAGGAACAGACTACGTATCATCGGCCCCAGTTCCGGATCGCGGGCAGGGATTTGCTGTAGGTTGGGGTTTGACATTGATATGCGTCCCGACACTGTGCCTCCATCGTCGGATCGAATCTGGTTTATGTGCGAATGTATGCGTCCGTCGGAGTGACAGTGCTTTTGTATTGTGTTTATAAACGTGCCGGACGTTTTGTTTAGGTTTCGAGCTTCAACCACGAGCTTGGCTAGTGGGTGTTCATGCTCTGCCAGAAACAGTTTTGTAAACGACGGTGCGCCTTTTTCTGTTTTTGGATAGCTTATGTCGAGTTTATCAAACGCTTTCGACAGGGATTGCGCCGCCCAGATTTCTACATCCGTGCCGGCCAGACGTTTTATTTCTTTCATGACTTCTTTTTCGCGCTTGAGTAGCATGTCTCTGGTGCGTTCGACGCGGTCCTGATCTACACGAACGCCACGCTGGGTCATGTCTACCAGACAAGGCAGTAGGTCCAGTTCGAGATTTGCTATGTCCCAGAGGTCCTCTTTACCAAGCTGTACCGAAAAATAATTCCAAAGTTCCAAGGTCAGGCTTGCGTCAGCTTCTGCGTAGGGGCCGACATACATGGCGGGCATCTTCCACATCTCTGCTTTGGGGTCGATACCGAACTCTCTTGCCGCTTCAACAAGGGCTTTTTCTGATTTTGTTTTGTTAAGGTGGTCATATGCCAAAGCGTTGAGGCTGTAGCTAAACCTGTTCTCGTCAAGCAAGGATGCAATGACCATTGTATCTATAATACGGCCGTTGACGGTAAAACCCATCTGCCTAATCCAACCCAGATCGTACTGGGCATTGTGCATAATCTTATCAGCCGGACATTCGAATATTTTTTTCAGCCATCTGTTGACGATCTTCTCGTCCAGATTGCCGCCGCCGAAGTGTCGGACGGGTATGTAACCCGCCCAATCCTCTGTAGCTATTGCATAGCCTACAACTTCGCCATCACCCGTGGGCCAACCGGGCCCGTTAGTTTTTAAATTAGGATCTTTTGTCTCTACGTCGATAGCTATTTTTTTAGCTTGGGTTAGGTCTGGTAGTTCTAGTGGTGGCACCCATTCACTTTTTGGGGCGAACATAGCCATTTGTAAACCTGTCAATTTTTATTTCCTCGTTTCTTGGGCCCACCAGTTCTGCTCCGAGGGCCGTGTATCCTGCCTTGTCGATCCATGAGTCTACATGGTCGAGTGATTCTAATAGTCTACTTGTCTTGACCCAGTCCATCATTAAAGCCACGTGGGCCGGTGTCAGCAATCCGTGGGACATCATTGCCCCTCTTATTATTATATTCCACCCTTCTGCAATACGAGCGTGGTTTTCAAACGCATCACCGTAGTGTTCTGCTCTGTCTCCGGTAATTAGTTTTGCTGCTTCTTCTAATACTTCCTTACGCTTCATCTATTTCCTCCCTCGGTAAATAAACCAAAACCAAACATTTACATTTTGGACAACTCAAGTTTGTTTCCATTAGAAAGAGTTCATGGTCTTCACAATCGTTGTCTCCACCCCAGATTAATTCAGTTTTACAATGCCAACATTTCATAAGTCATAACTCCTTGATACGTCTTCGGGCTCTACAATGTAGAGGTTTTGTTTGGTTCTTGTGACGCCCACATAGAATACGCGGTGCATGTCGTCTGGATTACGGCGCATCTCTTCGTCAGCCGCCGGACTAATGTCGGTAAACAGGACAACGTTTTCTGCCTCGCCGCCTTTGGCACCGTGGATCGTGGACGCTGTAATACGAGGTATGCCGTTAAACTTTTCTTTTCTTCGTAAGAGAGCCGTGATATATGCCCTGTCTGTCTCTGGCAGTTTATTCATTGCTTCGGACCAGAGCATGTCGTTGGTAGCAAGCAAACCATGTTTTTCAGTTAGGTCAGCCATACTTACCAAATCGTCATCTTGTAGACTGGGCAGTTTTTTAAAGCCTCTTTTGACTCGGTCACCGATAGACATGAAGCTGTAAATCTTTCTGGCTACATCACCTGTTATTTCTTTGCCCTGACGCATTTGCTCCCAACCGTTGACAGCTTCGCTTATCTTCTCAGATATGGACCGGTGGCCGCGATAGTTGAACAGGTAACCGCTAGATCGTAGGTCGGCAGCTACAGGATTTAATTGGTATCCGGCTTGCGATAAAATAAGCCAAGTGCCTTGCGACATATCAAGACCAGTGATAGTATCAATCCGCGTCACATTTCCGGGCTCGTCCTTGGGTTCATACCTTTTAGGAAACCGCCTCGTTATGCGACGCACCACACCTTCTGCTACCTGATGAACCTGACGCGGTACGCGGTAAGATTTACTGAGCGTTTCAGATCCGCCCGGTAGGTTGATGAACTGGTCTACGTCTGCCCCTGCCCATCTGTAAATAGCTTGGTCGTCGTCACCGGCCGCATACATACGGTCAGAGTTGTCATCTAGTATATGAGCAATGTCCCACTGTAATGCGCTCAAATCCTGCGCCTCGTCCAGAAAGCATATGTCAAACTTTGGGCAATACTTGGCGGACTGATTTACAAACTCCTGTAGCATGTCTGTAAAATCGTACAGTCCCAACTTTGTTTTGTATTCGCGTAAGCACTCGTCCACATATTTTACCGTGTTCCAGTCTTCTTCGACGTTACTGTTGTTATATTCTTTGCGTAGATCAGATTTTTTCAAACGCGTAAGGTTGATCAAACCCAATAAGGGGTCCGAGTTTGTAACCATGTCGGTCAGGTCGTTCTCAAAATTTACCACCTTGGCTTCGTTAAGGGTGATGCCGATTGCCCTGCTCAACTCCTTATAGTTTTCAGACTGCATAACTTGCTCTGGGCGTATGTCAGTCATTGTAAGCGCCAGTGAGTGCAGTGTACGGAAAAACATCAAGTCTTTCTTAGGATCTAGCTTAAACCTCTGTGCGGCGCGTTCCTTGGCCTCTGTAGCGGCCTTCTTGGTAAAAGCGAGAAAGGCTATCCGGTGCGGATGTACACCACTAGCCAGAGCATCGTCCACCATATTAAGTAGCGTCGTTGTTTTTCCTGTCCCCGGCGGTCCGAATATCCTCAACATCTCTTGCTTTCTCCCGTTTGTATATTTGTTGCACACGTTGTTTCGAGACGTTGTAACGTTTTGCAACGGCTGTTTTGGTCATGCGTTGTTTGTCTATCAGTCGCACGATTTCCTGATTACGTTCTTGGTTCAAAACGGAGCCTCCCCTTGTGATCCAAACTGTGGGACTGTAAAGTCCATATCTGCACTTTCAAAAGATGGTATCTGCCACACTCTAACAGCCCTCCCTTTAATTTTCAAAACAACACTCTCGCCATTTATATCCCGAAGGCGTTGAGCAATCTTATGGGATTTATACTCGAAAAATTTGTTTTTGCGAAGAAACCCTTCAAAATCTTTTAATCTGAAGAAAGTTATGTCTGAATCTTCGTCGGTCCAAGGGCGACGCAATAATATTTCTTCTTTGTCTTGTGCCTGTTGTTGATGACGACAGAACTCTTCAAGATAGTCGTAGAACTGACCGCTGATGCTTGCGTCTTGTGCTACCTCAATGATTGCGCTTTCGTTATCTTTCATTTCTGTAAGCAATGTACTAATCCGACTTTCCCATTGTTGCTTCGCCATGGACCGTGGCATGAAGTTTAATTGTTCCATGCAAGCTTTCTGAAACTGCATCTGGTTCATCAACGCTTCTGTGTCTAGCTCCAGAGGCTCTCCGTTAACGTCCATAAACCACACAGGCGGTACTGAGTTGTATTTGCGTAGGTTCGCGATTGTAGCCCCTGCTACAGCCGCTCCTATGCCGAATTTACGGGTACGGCACAGATCTTTGTTGCAGTGCGCGTTGATTGGAGCGTCTGAACATTTGTACGCGTAGTCTTTTCGCTCCACTTGTTTGGCTACCACGTTTACCTCTGGCAGGGGTAAGGGCGGCGATAAAAAATCCATATTGTATTTCAGTATCTCCGACTCCCAACTGTCTGGATATGCCTTGCGTAGGTAAACACCAATGTTGAACAAACCGTTATTTCTTCCACCCTCACTAATTTTTGCCTTACAAAGTATTTGTAGACACGGCGGTCCGTCATTAAGTAAGTCTGTCTCCTTATTTCCTACAACCTGTAACTTAACCACTTCTTCCGGCGTTTGCACATGTTTGTCGTACAGTTCATAAAACTCGTCTATCGACGCTGATGTGCCGTCATCAAGAAAAGCATACCGTAATCCATTCTCTGCGTCGTAGTATGGTAAATTTAAAAAGTTACCTACGTCGCCTCTGTCCAAATGCAATTTAACTTGCTTTGGAAATATTTCACTTTCTCCATATCCTAATGCCGAGGACATGTGTTGCAGTGCTTTCTGCATGTCTCGTGCTTCTACCCATTCGGTGGCAAACAAAAAGCAGTGCGCTCCGCCTGACTTGGAGCGACACACTACCAGTGGTAGTTTTAACTTGCGTATCTTTTGCACCAAAACTTTGTGGTCCAAAGGATACTGATCAATATCTATACAACCCCATTTGCAACAATTGTCTTCGTTAATTGGTATAATACCAATGCCCATACTGTTGCCAAGCAAATGGTTTTCCCAAAGCTCTTTGGTCCGTGGCTCACGTGTAACCCCCGCTTTACCTTGAGCCTTACCATTCGCACCGGTCTTTTCTATTTTGAAGTAGCCATAAGCTTCCTTCAGCCCATCGAATATGGACGCAAACTTCTCGATTTCCATTACTGCCCCCATACGAGAGCGACGGAGCTAGTGCCCCGCCGCGTGATGATTAGAACGGTGCTTCTTTACCACCCGCTTCATCGTTCGTATGTTTGACAACAACGTCACCCGCTGTAATGCTGCTTGCGAACTCCTTGGCTCGATTATAGAGATCAAGATTTGGAGTAGGTCCTTCGACGGACATTTCCCAACCATGCCATGAGCCTTTGCTATTCTCCTCAAAGGTAGTCTTGAGGTTGTAGACAAAGCCAAAGCGTGGCGGAGTAAACGGTCCGTTCTTACCTTGTATTTGTCTGCTCATCATCATGCTGTTCCATTTACGCGATTTTTTAAGCTGCGTAGATTTCATAGCAATCAGAGCCGTTTCGGCCGCACCATCGTCGTTTACAAGCAACACAAAGTGCTGATGCGTTTCTTCGATGTAATCGCCTTCACCGCCCTTGACGTAATCTTTGTTGTCGTCAGGCGAACGCTCTGTTTCCGGACGCTCTTCATCTGGTGAGAACATTGCAACCGGAGCGCCGCTACCCTGTCCTCGTGGTGCCCATTGAATAAATCTACGTTGATAGGCACACGGTATAACCTTAATACCCTTCTCGCCGTCAAAACATTCTCCGGTGACCGTATTGTAAATATCCCCCTTACGGCCTTTGAAGTTACGGTCATCCAGAACGGGATCGTTACCAGACAACACTTTTAAAAACGGAAGTGCTAAGTCTTCCTGACCAATGTTTTCAAATCCAACACTGGCGTCTGCTTCTATAACAGACATGTCAAACTCAACTACGTTTGATGATTGCTTTTTTGCAACTGCTTTATTGTCAGCCATTTTACTTTCCTCTCTTAATAACTGCGCGTTGACCCACCCACGCTCCAAATAATTCCATTGGGAACGCATCACCTGCTTCCACTCGCTCTTTTACAAAAGCGCGTAATGTCTGCGAATGTATTTCGGTTTTTTGATTTGCGACATAACCTTCTTTAGCAGCAAAGGCTTTAAAGGCTGACGCTTTATCGTCCTCACCACGCCCGAACGAGCATATGACATTGTTCTTGATAATGTCATCATAACCGTTCTCACGTAGCCACTCATAAGCTTGAGGTCGATTGTCTACGAGGATAGAAGCCCCGTAGGTTGGTTTGACTTCAACAGTCGAACCGTCATCCAGTTCGAACTTGTTCATACCTACTTCTTGCATCACCGCAGGCATGTCTTCGTCAGTTAGTTTGAGAAGCTTTTTCTTTGCCTCTTTGAGAGTTTCTTCTAAAGTGGCAATGTTCTTTTCTTCCTCTTGTATTTTTCGAGCAAGTGATGCTAAACTTGTTAGACCACCTTGATCGACTTTATTGACGGAAGATAAGGTTTCTTCAAAGTCTTCTTCAAGCTGTTTGAAGATACTGTCGTTCATCGTTTTTCTCCTTTCGCGATTAGAAGGCACCTTTCGGGCCTTGACAAAAACGGATAATATCTTATACGCTTAGAAAGTCAACAAAAAAATTCGCAGGGGGCAAAATGTTAAACTTCGAGTTCAAAACCAGACCGTATGACCACCAACGCAAGGCGTTAGAAGATTCGTGGGCCGCAGAGTATTATGCTCTTTTTATGGAGATGGGGACAGGAAAATCGAAGGTAGCCATAGATAATATAGCCGTTCTTTTTGAAGCTGGTAAGATCAACGCCGCCATGATTGTGGCCCCGAAAGGCGTGTATGACAACTGGGCAAAGGGTGAGATTGAAACACACTTTCCAGACCGAATCGAAAAGAAAGTCATGTCTTGGCGGACTGGCAAATCAAAACGATACGATACAAACCTTGTGGATTTTATTACAGAAAAATTTGAGGGGGTTAAGATATTTGTTATTAATGTCGAAGCGTTCAGTTCGCAACGGGGTTTGGATGCGGCCAAAGCTTTTTTGTTTCAAAACCCTGAGAACATGATGATTGTCGATGAAAGCACCACGATCAAAAACCGTAAAGCACTGCGGACCAAGAACATTGTGGCGTTGAGAGAAAGATCTTTGTATCGTCGCATACTTACCGGATCTCCCATTACAAAGAGCCCGATGGATTTATTTAGTCAGTGTGACTTTCTCAAAGACAGAGCGCTTGGTTTTAACAGCTACTTTGCTTTTCAAGCACGGTATGCACAAGTCCAACGCCGGACAATGGGGCACCGTAGCTTTCAACAGATCGTTGGTTACCAACGCTTAGAAGAACTAACCAACAAACTAGACGAGTTTTCAAACCGCGTATTGAAAGAAGAATGTCTGGATCTGCCAGATAAAGTCTACGTAAAACGCGTCGTTCCTCTGACACACGAGCAGACGAACATATACAACCAGATGAAGCTGTTGGCACTTGCACAGATGGATAGTGGGGAGCTTGCTACAACAGCTAGTGTCCTAACTCAGATCATGCGATTGCAACAGATTTGCTGCGGGTTTTTGCAGCCAGACGAGGGCGAGATGCAAGAGATTAAAAGCTACCGGCTTGATGAACTCATGAACCTGTCTGATGAAGTTCAAGGTAAGGCTATAATTTGGGCGACGTATACACACGACATCCAACGGATTGCTGAT